CGCAACAAACAACGAAAAAGACTACAAAGACGCGCTAGTCGCAAGAACAAAAGCCTACGAAAATCTCAACATGACAAAAGCCGCCGGCGACCTCGCCGGCTACAGCGCAGCTCTTGAAGAAGTTGCCAGAACAGAACAAGCAGTCGCCACCGCACAAACCAACAAAAAAACACCTGGACAACTTTTCGCCGACCAAATCGCCACCGCAAAAAAGTTCGCAAACGACCTCAAAACACTTATCTCGGCACCATTCAACCTCGGACAAGCAGGCCTCTCGCAACTACTCAACCTCGGCATCAACTCAGGATCACAAGTCGCAGCCGAACTCATCGCCGGCACCGGCTCACTTACCGTCGGAGGCATCAACGAAAGCCTCTCCAGCCTCGGCACAACCGCCGGACAACTCGGCGCAACCGCCGGCTCGATCTTTATGGGCGCGCCAGTAGACGCCGCACAAGGCACCGTCGACCGTCTCGGTCGCGCATCAGTCACCACCACCAACAACTCCTACTCAATCACGATCACATCAGGCGTCGGCGACGAAGTAGAGATCGGCAAATCAGTCGTCAAATACCTCCAGGCTTACGACAAAAAGTTCAACGGCATCAAAATTAAGACGACGAGAAACTAATGGCCTACCCGACGACCATCGTTGAAATCGCCTTTGACGGCACACCATACGACGTTTCACCCACCTGGACGGCCGTCACCAGCTACGTTCGTCTCGTCAACACTAGTCGCGGCCGATCCGACGACTTCACAGACTTTGACACCGGCACCGCACAAGTAGTCCTTGACAACCGGACACGACTCTTCGACCCGTTCTACACAAGCGGCACCTACTACGGGAAATTATTGCCACGAAAACAGATCCGCGTCCGAGCAACAAGCGGAGCCACCACCTACGACGTATTTCGCGGCTACATCGCCGGATGGCCAGTCTCGTTCACCGAAGGCGGCAAAGACTCAACCGTCACCCTCCAATGCTTCGACGCGCTCGGACTACTTGCCACCGAAACCATCACCGACGACTGGTACGAAACCTATCTCCGCGCAAACCTCACCCTAAAAAGTTATTGGAAATGTAACGACAACGGAAACCAAACGAAAATACTTGACTCGGTACGAGGTTTTGACCTCGACATCTCCGCCGCAGCTCCGACCTACTCTTTCCCATTCGTACCATTTCAACCACAACTCGAAGGCCTCACAGGAAACTCCGCTGGGTTGAGTTACTACGTCCCATCAACCGCATCAACAGACCGCACAACCCCGACCGCACTACAACTCTCATTCGTTGCTCTCACCGCAGTCGTACCCAACGGAAACTCAGGCGTCCAATACTTCGCCGGCGCAATGACATTCTATTTCTTACCAGACCCACCGAACGCAAGAGTCACTCTCACCTATGTACGGACAAACGACGGCACCAGATGGGATCAAACAACCACAACCGGTTCCTACAACACCGCCGTCCCTCATCACATCTATTTCACCACCGACACCGGCGGCATCAACCCAAAAATCTATATCGACGGCAGAGACATCTCAAACTGGACAGTCACAACCGGCGGAGCGCCAGCATTCGCAAACGTTGAGAACGTAGTCATCAACAACCACACGATGCAAGAGTTCGCAATCAGTCACGTCGGAGGCGGCACCTCAGTCATCGCAGCCGCACTTTACCAATACTCACTCGGCCTCAAAAACGAAACGACATACACACGCGCACAAGCACTCGTCGCACAAACCTCATACACAAACGTCGCCTACTCAACCAACTACTCCACAACAACCAACTATGCAAACGCCATAGAAAACACAGGACAATTCCTACCGCAACTCAAAAAAACTCAAGACACCGAAGGCGGCGACATCTTCAGTCGCAAAGACGGCACCGTCCTACTCACCGACCGCAACTACGTCTACAACAACACCAAATCCTCAACCGTTCAAGTCGCCTTCTCCGACGCCGGAGGAGCCACACTCAAATACGGCAAAGAACTCACACTTGACTACGACGCCGACAACATCCGCAACTCCGTCACCGTCAACTACACCTCCGGATATCTCGGCGCAAACAACTACATCGCCAACAACACCACCTCCACCGCATCAGTCGGCAAAGTCTCCGACACCATTGACACATATCTTCCCGATCTAGCGTCCGCAACAACCCTCGCCAACCTACAACTCGGCGTCGGCGCAGCACTCAAACCGCGCGTCTCACCACTTGAAGTAGGCGTCACCAACACGACCGCCGACTGGTCAACCATCCTCGGCCTAGAACTCCTCGAACGCATCACAGTCACACGCACACCCACAACCGGCAACGCAATCACCCAAACAATGCTCATCAACTCAATCGACCACACAATCCGTCCTGGCGTCTGGCAAACAACAATCACCGGCTCTACCAGATATACCGGCTGGTTCACACTCGACGTCTCCGCACTAGACGGAACCGACATTCTCGTATAAAGGAAAACTATGGCAACACCAACAAACCTTCCAGCGGCCTTCACTTCAAGCACGCTCGCATCGACAACGATGAACAACTTGCGCGGCGCGTTTCGCATTTTGCAAGTAGTTTCGGCATCCACAAGTACCATCGTTACCGTCACAACCACGACGCAAACAGATACAGGACTCACGGCAACCATCACGCCGCAAGACGCAAACAACAAAATACTCGTCATAGTGTCGCAAACTTTCGGCAAAAATGCCGGAAACGCAAACAATGCCGTCGTCTCAAGACTTTTGCGAGGCGCGACAAGCATTGTCACTTTTCAAGGCGCGGCACTTTATACAGGAACGACGGTTGACCTTGTCGGCCCGTCTGCGTCTTTGGTGTGGCTAGATAGTCCAGCTACAACTTCTGCGACAACATATAAAACACAATTCGCAAACTTCACAGCCGCCGCAAACGTTACCGCAAACACCAATAACGCAACCGCAAGTATCATACTTTGCGAGGTAAGCGCATGAACCACAGCCAGTTAATAGAATTATTAAATGAAGCAGGTTTTGAGACAGGCTGGGCATTAGCAGGCGAAATACTTGTTTTGTGGGAACACGACGCAGACCCACCAGCACCACTAACACGACCAGAGGTTTCCGATGCTCTGGAGAATTAGTTTCGTGACTCTTCTATTCGCAAGCATTCTCACAGCTTGTCAAAACCGCATCGAAGAAAAGCCCTGCCCAATAACCAAAAATAAGAGTCTTAGCGCCTCACGAGTCACCTCCGAAACACGACCAGCAGAAGCCCTTACATGCTAAAACGCGACCGCTACACACCAAACGAACTCAACGCGCGGCTCCGGTTCATCGTCGGCCTCGTACTCGCCGGCATCCTCGCGTTGACGATGGGCTTCATGTTGTTCGGTCTTCTCTTCGTTTATCAAGGCTCGGAACTCTCACCGGTTGACTCAGAGTTTTTCAAGCTCATGTCACCGGTCGTCATGTTTCTCACCGGCACGCTCTCTGGAGTCATGATCGCCTCGGCAAGCAAGCAAGACGCAAACAACAACGGCATCCCCGACGAAGAGGAGACACAAGATGTACCCAACACCGAAACCGAAACTCTGTAAGTGTCTCACCGGAGTCCGCAACGGATCACTACCACCCGAACTCCTCGCACCAATACCAGGCGGCTTCGTCCATACGTGCGCGTTCAAGTCCTGGAAGGCGCTACTCAAACACGCAAAGCAAGACAAGATCGTCATCAAACCGACATCCTCAGTCGACACCTACCGTCCAGGCGACATCCAGGAGCGAGCCTTCTTTGCGCGCTACGAGAAAGTCAAAGCCGACGACCCTCGCCTCAAAAGCCCGAAGGCGATCACGCGCAACTATGAAGACGCGATCTGGTTGTTGAAACCTGGACAGGCTCCTTGCTCGACACCGCGAAACTCAAATCACGGTCTAGGCATTGCGATCGACGTCGCGAACGCCTCCGGCAAGATCTTCGACTGGATGGTCGCCAACGCCTCGACCTATGGCTGGTATCTCCAGACCGGCGACCCGAAGAAACCTGGTTTCGAGTCCTGGCATTGGCAATACACCCTCGGCAAAGTCTGGACAGACCCGAACGAAACGGCCGCACCACCGCCGGCACCGTAAGCATCCACCACCTTTCGGAAATGTGGTGTAATCTATTCTCGCCGGAAGCGTGAACGGAGAAAAGAATGACAACAACGACTCGAAGAGTCCAACATTGCGACATCTGCCATAGACCGATGCTCGCTGGACAAATACGTCGTCACGGCGTATGCGACCCGAAACACCCTGCCTATCTCAAACCTCTCGAAGGTATCGCCGCCGGCATAGAAGCCTCTGCCGCATCTGCCGAGGCACGCTGGACAAAAGCACACCAGGCGCTCGTCGACAAAGCCATCGAAGACGTCGCCGGCGTCAAAGTGTTCTTCACCGTCGACGATGTCTACCAGCTCCTCGGCGAACATTTCCCGAAGTCGAAAGGTATGGCCTCACGCCTCACCCTGGCCGTCGGCGCTGGTCTCATAGACTGGACTGGTACCTATACGAACTCACAGCGTCCAGGCAATCACGGACAAACCTTGAAACTCTGGCGCTCAAAAAGGAAAGGCATCATCTCATGATCCTTCTCAGTCATATCCCTCTATCAGGATCGGCTCGTTGAGAGTCCGGATGGCCGTAGCACTCGTGGCCTCACTCATCGCAATCTTGCCGGCAACGGCCACCGCTTCGGCGCGTCCGACCTCGTGCCCCTCCTACGAGAAACTCGCGCGCGAAGTCGGATGGCCGCGAAAAGAGATCGCGCGCGTCTCGAAGATCATGGCTAGAGAGTCGTCATGTTTTGCGCGCGCCTGGAACCAGAAAGACCCATACGGAGGATCTCATGGTCTCATGCAAATCAACGGCTCAAACAAAGGTTTCCTCATGCGCGAAGGCATCGTCCGTCGAAGCATGGTGGAACTCTGGAAACCAAAAAGGAACCTCATCGCGGCTCTAGCACTCTGGAAAGAATGCGGCTGGTCATGCTGGGGAACCAAAAGTTCGCAACGATAACAAAGGAAAAAGCGTGGACAAAAGAAAAGAACAACTAAACAAAATCAACGAACTACTCGACCGGATAGACGAACGCATTCTCATCGAGACCGCGTTCAACGACCCCGACAAGACCGTCGCACTCCTCATGGAGGCTCGGTATCTGCTCGTCGACATCGCGAACAACTGGAACTATCCCGTCACCGACTGGCAAAAAGTAGCCGACACGATCTTCCTCGACAAGGAGATCTCATGACCACCCCGACACTCGTCGACAAACTCGTCGCAATATCAACCGCCGCCGGCCATGTCGCAAAGACCGGCAAAAACGCCTCACAAGGCTTCAACTTTCGCGGCATCGACGCAGTCGTCAACGCGCTCTCAAACGGTATGCGCAACTCGCGAGTCATCGTCTATCCGACCGTTCTCGACTACCAGTACGAGCAAATCGCAGTCGGACAAAACAAAGCCCTCGTCGGCCACGTTCGCCTAGAGGTGCGCTACACCTTCACCGACGGCATCGACTCCATCTCGGCCGTCGTGAGCGGAGAAGCAATGGACTCAGGAGACAAGGCCACCGCTAAGGCAATGAGCGTCGCATTTCGCACCGCTCTCCTTCAAGTGTTCTTCCTCCCGACCGACGAAAAAGACCCCGACGAAGACTCCTTCGTTCGAGCATCCTCGGCGCGCGCGAACCACCCATCGGCACCGGCACCAGTCGTCCTAGACGACGAAACCGATCACGCCTTCCCATCAAAACCATCACGGCCGTCCGGACTCGCAACCGAAAAGCAACGCGAATACATCAAAGACCTCGCAAAGAAACGAGGCTACGACGCCGAAATCTCTAACGAGTTGACCTTTGACGAAGCCTCGCAGCTCATCAACGAACTCAAAAGCGCACCGGTGATCCGATGAACGATGAACCATTAGACGACCAGATCACCGTCCTCGACTACTCGTCGATGCTCTACGACGTCCGCAAACAGAGAAACGAATTGCGCGCCGAACTCAACATCATCGTCCAGCAATATCAACAACTCACCCTCGAACTACTGGACATGACTCAACAGCGCGACAAGTTCAAAGCACTCGCGACAGAACTTCTCCAAAGCGTCATCGACGAGATGAAGGATGAAACACTATGAGAAACCTTCTAGGCATCTTCGCCGTCGTCGGCGTCCTATCCGTCTTCCTTCTTGTCACGTTATGGGCGGCCGACTGGATCGAAAACTATGACGAAAGCGGCAGGTCGGAATGACAAAGATCTACGGTAAAGAATGCGGAAACTGCCGTTTCTCATCGTTGCAACTCGACGAGGAATACTGGCACGACTGTCGGATCAACCCTCCAATAGCAGGCGAGAACAATATGTCGATATGGCCGACAGTTCATAAATACGACTGGTGCGGCAAATACGAAGTCGAGCCGGCGTGAAAGAGTCCGACTTCAAAAACCAGCTTATATCCATCGCCACGATGTACGGATGGCGCGTCCATCACGACCTCCCCTCGATGAACGCACAAGGCCGCTACCGCACCGCCATTCAAGGCCACGCCGGCTTCCCCGACATCGTGTTCGTCAAAGCCAACGACCGAGGAGTCGGCGGCATCATCTTCGCCGAACTCAAAACGCAGATCGGCCGACTCGACATCGCTCAAAAAGAATGGCTCGAAGAGATCCGTCTTGCCGGCGGCGAATGGTACGTCTGGAGGCCATCAGATCTACCGGCCGCAACCGACCGTCTCGCCGGTAGGCGCCGACGCCTCACAACCTCACCAGCACCCTCTATATGAGCCGACAAGACGCGCAATACATGAAATCGTATAGACAAGACCCGACGGTACGAGAACGCTCCAGGAGGATCAACCAGCGATCATCCTTGCGCGCGTCACTCGCTCTCAAACACATCAAAGACAACGACCCCGAAACCTACGAGACGATATGCACAATCGTCGACAAGGAGAAACCGCTATGAGCATCATCAGATCTCGCCGGCCAGAAAAGAACTTCACGATCGTAGACAACCAGATCATCCGCAACCAGAAGCTCTCACGCGCCGCGCGCGCACTCCTCATCGAGATCCTCTCCTATCCGGACGACTGGCAGACAAACTCTTTCAACCTTGCGCGAGCCGGCAAAGAAGGCCGAGACGCCATCCGCAAAATGCTTAAAGAACTAGAAACCGAAGGCTATCTACGGCGCGTCAAAGCACAAGACGAGCGCGGCCGATGGTCAACAAAGACCTACGTCTTCGACACTCCACAAGCACTAGACGAACCTGTGGATATCGTGTGGGCAATCACGAAACCCGACTACTCACCGAAGACGGATAACCAGGCGTCGGAAACTCAGGCGCTATTACAAGAACTATCTAATAAAGACTATGTAAAAAAATCAGAGACATTCTTCGAGACTCATGTTGCAATCTGTGGAAAATGCGACGGGCAAGGCTACGCCGGCGTCAGTCTCGACTTCTGTCAAGTATGCGAAGGCGCAGGCTTGATCTAATGGGCGGCAAAGGATCAGGCAGAAGACAAGGCACAAGTCTTGCGCCGTGTGGCACGGTCGCCAGATATCAACGTCATCGCAAAGCCGGCGAAGACTGTGCGATATGTCGAGAAGCGTTTCGTCTCTACGGTCGCACCAGATACAAACCGAGACCAGCACGAACCACACCAACACCACAAGCAAGAAAGCAAATGGTCATCGACGCAAAGTTTGAGCGAGGCGCGTGCGCGCATTGTAATCTCAAAGTCACGCTCGACAACTGGATCATCTTTGAATGGGATCACATAGACCCGACGATTAAGTCCTTCGGACTATCACGAGCAAAAAACCAGTCAGTACAAGCCATCATCGAAGAACTAGAAAAGTGTCAGTTACTTTGCTCTAACTGCCACCAGCTCCACACATACAAGCAAGGCCACTATTTCGGCCGCATCAAACGGCAACACAAAACAGAACTCGACAACCTCCACGCCTTCGGACTCGGTAACTCATGAGCATCCCCAAAAAGAAACCCCAATACGGCGGCAAATGGAAAACAGTACGCCTCGAAGTACTAGCGCGCGATAAACACAAATGCCAGATCGCCGGCTCAAAATGCACCACCATCGCCGATCAAGTCGATCACATCATTCCCGTCGCATACGGTGGCGCCTGGTGGGATCTCGACAACCTCCGCGCATCCTGCCGGAATTGCAACCTCGGACGCATCGCAAAGCGAAAAACGCAGGCATCTCGATCATGGTAAACCCATTTTTTCCCTTAAAGTCGTTTTCCACCCCGACGCAGGCTATGTCGTTCTATATTCAGTCCCAAAATGAACGAAAATGGAGTCATGACAAAAACAACAAAACCAGCGCAAAAACGCGCAAAAACGGAAAAAGTCGACGAGTTTCTTGTCGTTTCTTCCAATTTCGAGGCAATTCAAAAAACGATCTCGGCACTCAGATCGGCCGGTCGACTGGAACTTGTAGACTCGGCGCTAGTCGAAACGGCGCGTCATCTTGCGCGTATGTGCGACGAGCATCCGGAGAACGCTTCTCTCTGGAAGGAATATCGCGCGGCGGAGACAACTTTGCGATCTGGTACACAAAATGAAAACGATGGCCTCGCCGATCTTGCGAAACAATTCGACGCCGCGTTACGCGACGAAAAGAACTAAGACCCGAAAGACGCGCGGCAACGAGATCGCCGCAATCGCACAGCTCCTCGGCACGCCGCTTCTACCCTGGCAAAGAATGGTCGCCGATGTGGGAACCGAAATGGTCGTCGACCGCAAGACCGGTCTCATCATTCCGGCGTATCGCGAAATATGCATCACGATCCCTCGCCAGTCGGGAAAGACAACTTTGACTCTCGCCTGGCAGATCCACCGCGCGCTCCGCTGGTCAACACCACAACGCATCGCATACACCGCTCAAACCGGATGGGATGCCAGGCGCAAACTCATCGACGATCAAGTCCCCCTCATCGAGCGCACACCGCTCGCCGCGTCAATCGCGCGCGTCTATCGAGGAGCCGGCGCCGAAGCAGTCATCTTCAAAAATGGCTCACGCATTGAAACGGTGGCTAACTCTCTTACCGCAATGCATGGAAAAGTAGTTGACCTTTGCATCATCGACGAAGCCTTCGCCGACGAAGACGACCGCCGCGAACAGTCCGCACTACCAGCAATGGCCACCAGACGCGACGCACAGCTCATCGTCGTATCCACCGCCGGCACTCAACGCTCGACCTACTTGAACCGCAAGATCGAGCAAGGCCGCGAAGCAGTCAAAGCCGGCCGCAAAAATGGGATCGCATATTTCGAATGGAGCGCCGACCCCGACGACGACCCCGAAGATGAAACGGTGTGGGATAAATGTATGCCGGCTCTCAATCTCACCATCGACGCCGAAGTCATCCGCCACGCCTTCCAGACGATGCCTCTCGGAGAGTTTCGGCGCGCGTACTTGAACAACAACACAACCTCGGATGAAAGACTTATACCGATGAAGCAATGGTCAAAAGTCAACATCCCAAACACCACCCCGACCGGTGAACTCTCTTTCGCCGTCGACGTAGCACTCGACCGCTCCGCCGGCGCGATCGCAGTATGTGACAGATCAGGAAACATCGAGATCGTCGATGCGCGTGAAGGCGTCTCCTGGATACCAGCACGCGCAAAAGAACTCGCCAGAAAATACCGCGCCGAAATCATCGTCGACGGATACGCACCAGCAGGAAGCCTCATGGAGCCGCTAGAGGCGCTCGGACTCAAAGTAATCCGATACGGCACAAAAGACGTCACCGCCGCCGTAGGACTCTTCTACGACGCCCTGCTAGACGGCTCAGTCAAGATCCGACCACACGACAAACTCGACGAAGCCGCCGCCGGTGTCGTGAAAAGAATGCTCGGCCAGTCGTGGCTCTGGTCTCGCAGCTCACCGGCCGTCGACATCACGCCCCTATTTGCGGCGACTCTCGCATGGCATCACGCCACACAACGTCAAGAAAAAACTATCCAAAGGAGCCAGATATTTTGAAAGAAACTTCTACCATCATCCAGGTCGTCGGTGTTATTGTTTTAAGTGTGGCATTCGGTCTAGTATTCCCACCCCTCGGACTCGGAGTACTCGGCGCGCTAACAATCGCAATCGGGATCTCAATCGAAAGAAGCAACAATGCTCGCCGACCTACTGAGTAGACAAAAATACATCGCACCAAACGGAGCGTCAGTCGACTCCTACGGACGGATCAGTCGTTACGGAACAGTCGCCGACGCCGGCACCTTCGTCGATGAAAACTCGGCACTCTCAATCCCTGGAGTATGGCGAGGCGTCAACCTAATCGCGAACGCTATTGGTGGCCTACCTTTGCAAGACTACCGAAACGGTGTACGCATCGACACGCCGCCCATCTTGTCGCGACCTAACCCACCAGAAACACGCATCGAAACCATCTCGGCGGCCGTCGCCGCGTGCATCATTCACGGCAACTATTTCGCAATACTCGGAGCAACCTCGGCGACTGGTTACCCCGACACGATCTATCCCATCGCACCGGATCGCGTACAACTTCGCATCGAGCAAGGCCGCAAGCGTTTCCAGATCGACGGACAATCCTTCGACCAGTCCGAAGTGATGCACGTCAAAGGCTTCTCGATGCCAGGCCACATCTTCGGCGTCGGACTATTGCAAGCACAACGACAAGGCCTCGGCACCGCCATCGCACTCAACGAGTACGCCGCAAGATACTTCTCCGGTGGTGGACAACCATCAGGCATCCTCTACTCGTCAAACCCCGACCTCGACGCCGCCGAAGCGTTACTACTAAAGCAACAATGGATGAACCATTACGGCGGCCGCTCACGCGAACCAGCAGTCCTCAACGAGTCGACAAAGTTTGAAGCAATCTCCGACAACGCCGGCGACGCACAGCTCGTCGAGTCACGCACCTTCGACCTCACCGAGATCGCTAATATGCTCGGCCTTCCGGCCTATTACCTCGGCGCACCGAACTCGTCAAGGACTTACAGCAACATCGAGAACGAACAACAACAGCTCCTCCGCTTCTCGCTCGCTCCCTGGATGATCCGTTTCGAACAAGCCTTCTCGGATCTACTGCCGCGCGGACAAGTCGCAAAGTTCAACGTCGACGCATTCCTACGCACCGACACCCTCACCCGATACCAGGCACACAAGATCGGCATCGACGGAGGTTTCCTCACCGCCGACGAAGCACGCGCACTAGAAGACCTACAACCACTAGAACAAACTCAACTCGACGCCGGCATCCTGGAAGTCGAATAAGGAGAAGACCATGACTGAGACACGCCAATTTGAAAGCGACCTCGAAATCCGAGCCGCCGGCGACGGCCGCACCATCGTCGGACTTGCCGTCCCATACAACAAAGAACAACGCATCAACTCACAACTCACCGAAGTATTCCGACCAGGCGCATTCTCGGCCGTCACACGAGCCGCACACCGCGTCAAACTACTCGTCGGCCACGATCACCAGGCACTCCCAATCGGACGCGCAACCCTATTGCGCGAAGACGCCGCCGGACTCCACGCCGAGTTCTACGTCTCAAAAACAGACCGAGGAGATCAAGTCCTGGAGTTAGTCCGAGACGGCGCGCTAGACCAGCTCTCAATCGGTTTTCTCAGTCTCAAAGACAACCGGCTTGCATCTGGTGTCGTCGAGCGCATCAAAGCGCACCTCGCAGAAGTCTCCCTCGTCACTTTTGGCGCATACGGAGAAATGGCTACCGTGAGCGCATTGCGCGAAGAGTCAACAACCCCAAATCGCGACGCCGTTGCGATCCTATTGAAAGAGATACAGAAATGAGATCAACACAAACGTCCGTCACGACAACCGCAACTCTCCTCGTAGCGTCGGCCGTCGTCAATCGCACCGTCCTCATACACTCAATAAGCAACACCGCCATCTATCTCGGCGGCGCAACTGTCACCACCGCAAACGGTTTTCTCTTCGAAAAAGACGACGGCTATCTCTCGGTAACAGTTCCAGCAAACGAAACCCTCTACGCCATCGTCTCCACCGGCACCGAGACCGTTTCCTGCCTCCTGCCGAACTAGATGCCGTACCACATCGAGTCCGCGAACGCGGAGTGTCAAGGCTTCGCCGTAGTGAAAGACGACGACGGTGAAGTCATGGGATGTCACCGAACCGAAACACAAGCCCTCCGCCAAATCGCCGCGCTTTACGCCGCCGAGGAAGACATGGAAGACGACGACGAAGACGACGACTTTGAAGACGACCTAGAAGACCGCGCCGCACCGTACACCCCAACTCAACAGATGGCCGACGAAGCACAGCAAGGCCTCAACTGGCGCTCCGAGTTCAACCGAGGCGGCACCGAAGTCGGAGTCGCACGCGCTCGCGACATCATTAACCGCCGCAACTTCACAGAAGAAACAATCCGACGAACCGTTTCTTTCTTCGCTCGACACGAAATAGACCGAGATGCCGAAGGTTTCCGACAAGGCGAACGAGGCTACCCATCCGCCGGCCGTATCGCATGGGCATTATGGGGAGGCGATGCCGGTCGCACATGGGCAAACCAACAGCTCAAAGAAATCGAAGCCGAACAAAACCGCTCACACGGAAAACGTCGAAAAGAAGTCGAGAAGATCCTTGCCGATCTTCGCGCCGTAAGATAAAATCCCTCTACGAGACCACACCTCTCGACGAACGGAAGACACACCTCGCAACCGCGACACCTGCTCCGAAGCCGAAGACACCTGGACGAAAACCCCAACAAAAATCGTCTATCTTCACAGGAGCATTCCCAAATGGCAAACGCCTTTCTCTCAAAATTGCAAGAGAACCGGACATCAAAAACCGATCTCATCGACGCAACCCTCACACGAGCAGTCACCGAAGACCGAGACATCTCGGAAATCGAACTAGCAAACATCCAGGCACTCAAACTCGAAGTCGAAAAACTCGATGAGCGCATCAACCAGATCGCCGAGATCGAATTGCGCAACTCTGCCAACGCAGAAATCGCCGCAAAAGTAGACTCACAAGTTGAGACACGCAACATCGGCGGCGCACGAGTTATCTCAGAAGAGGCCACCTACCACAACCGCTCGAAGAACGACTTCCTCGCCGACGCTATCGCCGCCGAGTTCGGTGGTTCATACGAAGCACGCGACCGGATCGCTCGTTACCAGCGCGAAGTCCTCGAAACTCGTGACGTAGGTACCAGCAACTTCGCCGGCCTCGTCGTACCACAGTACCTCGTCGATAGTTTCGCAACGCTTCGCCGCGCTGGACGTCCAACACTTGACATCTCCGTCAACTCGGCGCTACCAGCACAAGGCATGACACTCAACATCGGTCGCCTCACAACAGGCGTCACCAGCTACGTTCAGGCCTCACAAAACAGCGCACCGACAGAGTCAAACCCCGACGACACCTTGCTCACGATCAACGTGAACACCGTCGCCTCGATGTTTGACCTCTCAAAGCAAGCAGTCCTACGCGGTACCGGTATCGAAACACAGCTCCTCGGAGACGCCGTTCGCTCATACCAGACCAAAGTCGACGCGCTCGCCTTGAATGGCTCCGGCTCATCTGGCGAACACCTCGGCATCTTGAACACCAGCGGCATCAACTCGGTCACATACACCGACGCATCGCCAACATACGCCGAGTTCTTTCCAAAACTCGTCCAGGCGATCACCGACGTATCGACCAACTTCTTCGGAGGCGCGACCCACATCGTCATGCATCCGAGCCTCGCTGGTTGCATCCTTCGCGCACTTGACGGATCAAACCGACCACAATTCACGAGCAACCTCGGAAACCCACAGAACGCCGCCGGCACCTTCCAGCGTCCAGCGTACGACCTCGGTGGTTTCCAAATCCTCGGAATACCAGTCGTTCTCGATGCGAATATGCCAACCGACCTCGGCACCAACACAAACCAGACGGCCGTCATTGTCGGAAACTTCGATGAGTCATACATCTTCGAAGACAACTCCGGAACACCGTTGTATGTTCGTTTCGAACAACCAGACGGCAACATTGCAATCCGTACCGTCGTGTTCGGCTTCAGCGCCTACACAGCTGGTAAATACCCATCGGCCTTCAGCGCCATCACGGGTACCGGACTCATCACGGCCAACTGGTAATCAAAGCCCCACTCCAACTCGGTCGGCGCGCACAGTCGACCGAGTTTCGGGATCTCATCATGAAACAATTCATCGTCGATGCACTCAAAAAAGAACTCGCCGAATATCGTCGGCGTGGCCTTGACGATCGCGCGAAACAAGTCATCGACCAGCTTGTCGTCCTCGGTTGCGAGGAGTTTTTGCCCACGCTCAAAAAGTCCTCGAATGTGCCGGCCGAGGATGACTCCTTTGAACAGAAGATCGCAAACAAAGCACAACCACGCAAGATCAAGGCGATCATCAAACCAGCGGCCGCAAAAGTAGACGCAAAGAAGAAGAACTGATGGCGATAACGAACGGATACGTCACGCTCGCCTCGATGAAAAACTATCTCGGCATCACCGACTCCATCGACGACACCCTGCTCGAAGAGATCGTCGAGTCTGCTTCACGAAGCATTGACCGGATCGCAAACCGACACTTCTACCTAGACGCCACAGCAAGCGCCAACTACTACCGCACAACCGATGCCTACTCGCTCATAGTCGACGACATCGGCACACTCTCCGGTCTGGTCATCGCACTCGACACCGCCGGCTCTGGCACCTTCTCAACGGCCGTCACGATCAACACGGACTATCTTATGGAGCCGCTCAACTCGGCAAGCCTCGGCCGCCCCTGGACTAACGTGACGATGGTCGGCGCACAGCTCTTCCCATATCCTCTCAACCTTCGTCCAGGCATCAAAGTAACGGCACGATGGGGATGGCCTAGCGTTCCCGACGACATCGCACAAGCAACACTCATTCTCGGCGCCGATCTCTACAAACGCAAAGACTCAGTCGGTGGCGTCCTCGGTCTCTCCGAACTCGGCGCGATCCGCATGAGTCCACTCGGCCGCGACATCTCCGCAATGGTACGCGCCTACCGTCGAGAGTCGATCGCATGAGCATCACCATTTCCTCCGTACGTGACGCCGCACAAACCAGGCTCGCAACAATCACCGGTCTACGTACCTACGACCTCATTCCAGACACCGTCAACGTACCGGCCGCCGTCGTCGGCAACCTTGAACTCACATGGGATGAAGCAATGCAACGCGGCCTCGACTTTGCCACCTTTGACGTCTTGCTCATCACATCACGCATGAGCGACAGAAGCGCACAAGACAAACTCGACGCATACCTCGCCGGCACCGGCGCATCAAGCGTCAAAACAGTCCTCGAAGGCGGCTCGCCCACAGGAACCCTCAACGGCACAGTCTCCACCGTCCGCGTCACGAGGGCAACACCAATATCCATCACAGTCGCGAGTATTGAATATCTCGCCTACAGATACGAGGTCGAAGTTTATGGCTAGCTACAAAGTGTTATCAGATATTATCGACGGCAAAAACGCCGGCGACACCATCTCAGACGACGAGCTTCAAGGATGCAACATAGACGCACTCTTCGCAGCTGGTCATCTCGCAGAAACCACAACAAAGAAAACCGAGAAGGAGTAAACAATCATGGCCGTTTTCGTTTTGAAAGATGCCTCGCTCACCGTTAACGCCGTGAGCCTAAGTAGTTACGTACAGTCCATTTCACTTGACTTCGCAGTCGAAGCCGTAAGCGTCGACGCAATGGGAAATAATGGTCACCAGTTCGTCGGAGGTCTCCAAAATAACTCGGTGACCGTCACGTTGAATCAAGACTTCGCAGCATCGCAAGTCGCCGCAACGCTTGACGCGCTGGTCGGTTCAACAACAACCGTCGTCATCAAGCCCACGTCGTCGGCAGTAGG